CCATATTTCCGTCCAGCTTTCCGAGTTCTGCCATCTCTGCATCATATTCGTCAACCACTTTCAGAATCCCGGACAGGCTATTTTCTATCTGTGCATCCCGTTCCGCTTCCAGTTCCTTTAATCTGCTCCTATAGCCTCCCTCTCCCAAAAGGTCAGCTTCGTAAGCCCCTTTTGCCACTTCACATCCATGCTCATAATCTGCCTTTGCCTTGCTAATAGCGCCGCTTGCGCCCTCTGCTAATCTAACCGCCTTTTTGTAATACTCAATCGTTGATTTCTTCATGGTAAATCCTCCATTCATATTCTTATTTTTATAATACCTATCCGCTTGTTGAGCAACCCTATTGGCAATCCGCTTCACCGCTACCGTTCCCCCATACATCCATTGCCGTACCGTTCAAGGCTTCTAAAAGAGTATCATCAATATCAGATTCCTGTGTTGTTTCTCCAATCTTGTTTTCCAGTTTCAGCAGTTCTATTTCTAATTTTCGGTCAGAAGCATCACGTTTTAGAATCTCTCTGCCTGCTGAAATCCTGTCAGGCATATCTGCTCCCTCGTCACCATCCATCACCCTCGTAAAGAATCTCAGTACATCATCGCCAGATGCTATACGCTTTTGCTCCGTAGGGGCGGTTCGCTGCCGTATATACTCTAAAATGTAAGGTTTTGTAAGGTTCTCTTTTCCCATCTGCCTTGCCGTATTGACGGAATATCCCGCCTTTCTCGCCGCTTCCGCCGCATTTCCGCACTCTATGTAATAATCCGCAAATGCTTTCTGTCTGCCATTCATTACTATGTTCTTCCCTTCGCTATTTGCATTGCCATTAAAATCTCCTGCTTCTTATCCTCTGGGAGTTCCCGGCGCAGCATCCGGCAGAACGTGGTATCAGCAACGCCGATCATATCCGCTATCTGCCAATGCTTAAAACCAGATTCTTTTATGGCTTTTCTGATTTCAATATTATTCATTGTCTGCACCCTTTCTTATTCTTGCTATTATTACTTTAACATGAAAAAGGAAATAATTTGTACCATTCTGCATCTACCAGATAGATCAGAGAAAGCCGTTACAAAAACACATATTACCATTCAGGTTCCCTGCAGCAGATTTTAATTATATTTTGCGGCAGCGGAACTAACCAGGTCAAAAAGCCACTTATATTTTACCCTCACGTGCATTCGCGCATATATCCCCATTACTTTTCTCCAAATGCCTGATACGGGATTACGGCTCCATATTTCCCACATTATCCATTTTCTGACAAGCCATCCTGATTCTCCTGATTTACTTAATTTCTGGTTCTTATACATCTTCAGCAATTTACGCAACTTCATTTTCCGAAAAGCCTCCGCAACGCTGTTTACCTCCCTGTTTATACGTTCCTCATCAAGAAGCTGCTGCCATGCGTCCTTCAGAACGTCAACCGAAAGATAGTTCTCCAGAATATGCCGACAATCGAAAATCCCACTTTCAGTAAAAAGAATGTCTGGAAAATCTGCAAAGTTCATCTTTGTATCTTCTCCGTCTATCATCAATTCATCTGCAATCCTGTCAGAACATAAATCAAAATAATGCTCCATGCCGCCGCTGGCCAGTAGCTTTTTAAGGCTGATCACTTTTGGCTCTAAATCTTTCCTGCTCCTAATTGCCCTTATCATTCTATCCGCTGATTTCATCTGTTTGTCCTCCTGATAGTTTTATATGCTTCACTGATAGTTATTGCTTACCATTACCAAATAACCACGATACTGCCGAAATTCCCGGCACCCTCCCCAAAATTACGGGATACCCCTGCCGCTGAATAGATGCACCCTCTTTTCATGTGCGGCCTGCTGACTGCTATTTCAATACCTCCCGGCAGAAATAGGAAAATGTGCTGTATATGAAATATCCGCTGTACTGGCTGTCTATGAACTGCACATTGCATCCGAAACGGCTCTCCCACGTTTTCAGGCTCGACATAAAGGAAACTGGTGTAAGCTGTGTATTGTATGCGTGATTTATGATACTGGTATAACCGCCCACATCTTCAACCATCAAATATATTTTCGCTCCGGCGTTCCTGGCTTTCAAAAACTCCGCTTCAAATTGTTGCCGTTTCTGTGCCAGATTTCCGCTCAATTCTTCCAATGAGTTTTTTCTTTCAATCACAATCGAATCATGGAAATATATATCGCCTTGCCCTGTTGCGGCAGATGGCAGCAGAAAAGTATAATCCCCAAAATCCAGTTTTTCTTTTCGGTATGTAATCCCTTGCTTATCGAAATATGACAATATATGTCCGTTCCGCTTCTCCCTCGTATCAATCAGAACAACCATTTGTTTTGTCAGTTTCTTTATTTCCTCCACGGAAAATTTATATTGCTTCATGCGCTGCGTTCCTCCTTTAGTAGCACATCCAAATTGTGATAGAATTTCCTGCGGAAACCATAAAAATCACTTCGCCCGACCGGAATGCGCCCCAGCTTATAATCAAACTCTATAAGGTCATAGGACTTGCTTTTTGTGACAGATAAGATAATCCACGGTTCTATAAATTCAAGCCCTCTGCAAGCCTTTGAGAGTGTTTCACGGCTATATTTCCCCACCGCACAACCGTCACGCAATTCTATGTACCTTTCCCGGCTTATGTTGTACGCTTCAAAACCAAGCCGGGGCGCTCCCTGATTTTCCGTCCTGCTTAAATTACCCTTTGACATATTGCAAGCCACTCCTTTATAATTTAATCAGGTTCGGGGGCTTGCTTAGGCAGGCTCTTTTTTATGTTGCATTTTGTTTCATTTCCTTGCTTTTCATTTCCAGTTCATCAGTAGCCGCCAGTAATAAGGCAATCGCCAGTTTCGCATTATCATACTTCTTTGCTATCTACCCGGATTCATCAACCAACTGCTGCCATCTCTCATCTTCTGATTGCTGTATGCCTGCATACTTCTTGTAAAATTTCCATGCGTCCGTAAACATTCCATAGACTTTTTTCAATTCTTCATCCGTTACCAAATAAGCCAACCTCCCAACATTTCCGCTTTAGCAACTGGTAAACCTCCGACAGCTTATCCCGGTTCTGCGGCTCCTGCCTTACCTCTGTTTCAAAATCCTGCTGCATTTCAGAAAGAATATTGTTCCTCTGCTCCACACTTTCAATGCCAGTGATCCGCTCCCGGTATCGGTCATAAAATGCCACGCTGGCAGCAGGACACCCCGGCGCATCCGCTAAACTGATAGCTTTATCTCTGTTCATCCGGCTTTCCTCCCTCCTGCCATATCTCGCCGCCCTCTAACTCATATTTGCACACATCATAGACAGCTTCATCTAATGAGGAAATTCCAAGTTCATGGTCGAAATATAGAGGGTAAATCGCCCCATCATTACATAACGCATACATAAGAACTTTGCACTTATAGCTATATCCCTCATCATCCCTTATTACTGCATACATATCATGCACACAAGGGAGAAGCTGCTTGATTTTAGGCACCTCTGTTGGCCTGCTCCATTTAATCTCTGTTTTGATTTCTCTCTCCTGATACCTTACATTTTCTTCACCAAAAGTATCCGTAAGCAGAGAAAGCTGTTCTTTGTCGAAAGACCAATCATGTAATTCTTTGCAACTTTTGATATTCTCTATGTACACCTTTACAACACAATCTCCTGACGCATTGGCAAGAATTGAGAGCAATTCTCCCTCTTTTTCATAATAGGTTTCTGTGTTGCTGAATCTCACCCAAACTTCTTTTACCTTTGCCATAATTTCTCCTTTCAATTTGTCTGCCTGATTACCAAAAAACGTAAAATTCCTTACATTCGTTTTGCACACTTCATTATACTAAAGTACCTTGAAACCCTTGATTTTACTGGATTTGTGCAAAATGTGCATTTTACATGGGACATTCTGAAATTCATTCCTTATAGGGTTTTTACATTTGTTTTGCACATTTTGCACATTTAGGGATTTTTCTTAGTCAAACGGTAGTGATTCCTGTCCTCTATACTCAATAAATTCTGTTTCCACCGTATAGCCCTTTACGATATTTTTTACGGTCTTTCCGTCTACCGTCCCACTGTTCGCAAACAATCCCTTTGTTTTAAGTTCTGCAAAGAAATTTGACTTGTTTTCCACTCCGAAGCCGTTTTCCTCGCACCACTTAGAATAAACCTCGTAAATATCTTTTGCCTTGCTGTTTTGTTCTGTCTTTGTCAGACATTCGTTGATAAAATTTCCTATCTTGTCACTGTCTGTCCTATATGTATCTGTAGCAGCCTGCACTGCTGCCGGGGGCTTCAATCCCTCTTTGCGGTATAGCTGTAATCCCTCAATGCACCAGTTCAGGATGCCGGATAGTTCCGCTTTATCCCTCAATCGGTTCTTTAAGTCTTTGTCCTGCTCCTGCGGTTCAAAATGTCGGTCAAAACTGATAACATTTATTCTGCCGGAACTGAAAACCGTATCATCCGTAATCGTTGGCAGATAATTTGTGTTTATCACAAGTTTAAACTTAGGGATAAAACTAAATTCCCTCTGGTGTAAATGCCTTGCCGTAATACTGTCCCTGCCTAACAATGACTTTAATAATGCTGTGTCAAATAACATCCGTTTTGGCGGCTCACTGGCATTGCAAAACCTGCACCCTGCCAGCCGTGCTATATCTCCGCTCGCCTGTCTGCTGTCAAGATTTTGCTTTACTGCCAAACTCTCCGGCTTCATTGTCAAAGCATAATCGCCCAACAGATATATCAGTGTTTCACAAAACGTAGATTTTCCGTTTCGTGTGGTACTCCCAAAGAGGATAAAACAAGTTTCCTGCTCTGTGTTCCCTGTCAATGAAAGCCCTGCTATCTTTTGAAGATACGATATTTTCTCCTTATCGTCCTGCATGATTTCCAATAGAAATTTCTTCCATTCTCTGCAATCGGCAGCAGGGTTATATTCAGCGTTGCATATCTTTGAAAGAAGCATATCGGGGCTGTGGCTCAAAAATACTGGCTTATCCCCGGACAAATCCAGTGTGCCGTTCTGCAAATTCAAAAGATAATCATTTACATCCAACTGCTCATTACTGAAAAAATATACGTCCTTGCTGTCCTGAAGCATATTGTTCCGGTTTCTGATATTGCATAACGCCGCTACCGCTTTCAGATATTTCCCCTCTGTATCAACGTTTACCGCATATCTCACAAGTGCATCCGACAGGGCTTTTGCTGATGCCCTCGCACTCAAGCCCTCAATATCATCAATCCACCGTTTACCGTCATACCGCATAAAATCTTTTCGTGACGGGTTATATCTGTGCTTGTCCTTAAATACATCCGCAAACAGCCGCCCAAAGCCTTTATCTGATGTTTCGTACCGTTCAGCGTGTAAATCCCTTAACGCCTGTTCTAAATGTTTGTTCTGCTGCCCTTGTGGAATAACAGGACGGCCAGCATCTTTTTGTTTTGTAACGGATTCATTGATGCAAGGCGTTTCCTCAATCATTTTTTACAACTGCTGCAATGTGCCGCCATTTGAAAAGAAATCTGCAATATCCGCTTTATCCCTGCTTCTGTCCGGGATAACCACTTTAATAGATGCCGCCACGCCATTTAGGGATGATATAATATCCCTCGTGAGGTTTTCTCCTGCTATGTCATTATCCTGCAATATGACAATATCCGCACCCTTAAAGAACAAAGCAAACTTCTTTCCCTTAGATTTCCAATCATTGGAACTGCCGGCCGTTACAACATTCTCTGCCCTATTTGCATGGCAGACATCAACGCACTTTTCGCCCTCTGGTATGTACACCCTTTCCCCTGCCTGGTACTGCCGGAAATCGCCGTACATGGCAATGCAGGACTGATATTCCCCTTGCCTGAATTTCCGTATATATCCATCCTTTTCCACGCCCTGCGATATATGCTTTTCTTTCCTCCCACCGTCCGAAATATAGTCAATGCGGTACTTGTCATAAAGTTTCTTTCCCTCCGCATCCTTGTAACGGTAGTGATGAATTGAACAAATTTCCTTTACAGAAAAAACTTCTCTTTCTGATTTAGCATACAATCCCTTAAGAATAAACTTCTTATCCGGGGAAAGTTCCTCCCCTCTGTTATCATCAATGGTTATGCCGCATATCTCCGCACCCCTCCGCACTGCATCCGGGAACTCCAATCCCTCACTTATCATAATGAGGTCAATACTGGAATACTTTTTCTGCTCCCCTGCAAAATCTTTCAAGAAAAATGAATCTCCTGAATAATGCAGTCCCATCGATGGATGGAGATCGGCGTTATTGTGTGAGGATGTTTCAAGCGCAGTGTATTTTTTCCTCGTATCGTCATAACCGTATGAAGAAAATATCTGCCTGCTGCAACTCCCCTTTATCATCTGTACAGCTTCATTAAAATCCACCGCCTTACCTCCGTTCTGCCGTTATCTATAAAAATCTCACTCATATAGATTAACCTTTATATGATTTCAGTCCGGCTTTAAATTTCTCCCAATCTGTAACTCTAATTTTTCCAATTCTGTAGACTGCATCAAATTCCTCTGCCAATTTGCGAAAAGTATTCACGCCCATGCGTGCCAACTTTGCGCCCTCTGCATCCCTTACAAATTCTGGTTCTCTTTCCGTGTTCATTTCTTTTAACACATGCATAATCTTTTCTCCTTTCTGCTGAAAAAACAAAAAAGTGCCAGAGACTTGTAAAATATACTTACAAATCTCTGGCACCACTTAGCCCTTCACCCATGCCGATTCATGGGTCGTCATAATTCAATTATCTGTACCAACCTCATAAATCACAATCCAGACTATATTTATAAGTATACTAATCTGGCACTGCAACTTGTGACTGGCACTATTCTTTCCATCCGCATAAATCACGATTAGCCCATATCTGTAACTTTATTACAAGTCAACCGGCTCTTGCGTCAATGCGTCTTGGCTCATTCATTATTTAATTTACACATCTATCATAAAACATATGTCGCAACAAGTCAATAGTCTTTTTTTAATTTAAACTAATTTTTATACAATATATTGAAACAAGCGCATTCACCACTGCAATATATAGAACCTTGGAAATAACCATGTTTCTTTTATCCACATTTTCTATATCAACGATATATCACACATAATAACAACATTTACTTAATCGCATAAATTTATAAAATTGGGGTATTTATTGGGGTAAAATATCTTTCAAAGTAGCCACAAACCGCATAAATAAAGGCTTCTACAGGTGATTGCAATTCTGATGTATAGCATTTGTATACCAAAATTGCAAAAAGTTGTCTTGTTATAGCTATATTGCACTATAATAGCAATATTATATTGTGCATAAATGACAAAGAGCAGGTATATTAACCGCAGCAGGGCTTTACTTTTGTTACCTTACTTTTTAGGGTGTCGGAAATGTCGGGATTTTTTTAGGGCTGCCGAAAGTTCCGAATGCTTTTAGGGCATTGCAAATCTCGCAATACTTTTAGGGGTTGTAAAATCGGTAAATAGTTCTTTTTAGGGGCTCAAAAATCTACGGATAAAAGAAAAGCAAGCGTTATATTTGTCTTTCTTCCTTTAATATATTTATATAATCATCCACTTGTTGCGTAACGATTGTTGCTGTTTTGTTTACTTTGCATATATACTCAAGTGCTATTTCGGCAAATGTTACTAAATGTGGGTAAATAATTAGTTTTGCTGTTTCCTCTGTTGCTTCTTCTGTCTCACCCAGCAATGAACAAATTATAAAATTTACCTTATCTGCAGCAATACTTAATTCGCATATATTATCACTTATGTTTATAAGTCTGCTTAATTCATTATTTTTTGCCATTTTTTCACCTCATTATTGACTTGTGGCAGCAGGTGAGATATAATAATCTCACTTACCGCATTTATTTGATTTGTGGTTAGTTG